AAGACTAATTGTACATACCATTTAATTTTACCCTTAATTTCTTTTTTAAGTATTCTACAATATTTTATTTTATCTTGTATCGCTCTTTGAGCATAATTGTCATTATTCTTTATTATTACTGGAATAGTCATCTTATTAAATTTAATAATACCATCTTTATAACTAATACCAGTTGAATTTTGTTTCCCTTCTATTGATGTTAATTCATTATATCTAATATAATTAACTCGTTTAGCTTGATGATAGATATACTTATTAAAAGCATTAAAACATCTTGTAGCTATCTTCTGAGTTATAGCAGAATGTAGTTTATAATATTTACCAATAAATTTAACAAACTTATGAAGTGAATACTCTGTTAAATTATACTTCTTATTAATTTCACTAAATATTTTATTTCTATCTTTACCCTTATATTTACAATTTGCTTGGTGTTCTTTAGATTCTATCATGTGGTTATATCTTTTAAATAGCTCTGATAAACATGAATTATATACTTTTCTATACTTATCAAAAGCATTACATATAATGTCTTCTTGAAACTTTTCTGTTTTTAATTGCAATGTTAATATATAATTTGACATAGTGTTCACCTCACTTTCTAGTATCTTGTTTTCTGGTTTTTCACATATTTTTTAATAGTTTCACTACATACGTTTCCTGCTGTAGATACAAAATAGCTTCTAGTCCATAAACTAGGCATTTTTGATAATTCAATAAATTCTTCTCTTAATATTTTACTTGTATAGCCTTTTATATTTTGCATTATATCAGAAGGATTTAGAGTCGGAAGACTATTTAAAAACATATGTGTATGGTCTTTATCGCATTCTATTGCAACAATTTCGATATCCATTTCCTTACACTTATTTTTAACTAATGTTTTAAATCTATCTTCTAAACCTTCTATATTAAATATTTTTCTTTTATATCTAGGGCAGAATACAAAGTATTAACATTATACGTGTATGTGTCAATACTTTTTATACACTGTTTGTGCTATCCATCCCACACCTAAAGGAGTGGGCTTTCCGCACTATTCTGTAATCCCATTTAAATCTAAACTATTTTTATTTAAACTTTTTATGTAATGTATTATGGGTTTTACTACATCTTCAATATCTGCATTTACCTTTCTAAGTAAACTATAATCACCACAATCATATTCAACATAAGTTAATTGGTTTGTATCACTATCAAAACCTAATGATAATTCTGTTTCCCTAGCTATAGGTATTAAATCTTTTTTGCAACTAGGGCATATAAGTATCTCTTCATTTAAAAAATAATTATATTCCTGTAATGTTTCTTCCGCATTGAAGTATTTATTACAATTCTCACACCAAAATCTCACAATATCACTCCTTTATTTTTCTACCAATCTATGCAAATACTTCCTACCTTTAATTTAATTAGTTCTTCTTTACAATTTTCAATCCATTCAATATTATCTTCATAAGAGATATCTTCTTTATTTAAATCTAAAATCTCATCATTTAGCATACTTAAGAGATTTTCTAAACTACAAATCTCACATTTTTCTAAACAATTATCTCTTAGTTTCATTTTTATAAGCTTATCTAAATTAGGAGCTTCTTCTTTGGAAAATACAAATTTATAATTTCTTTTTAATGGATATTCTTTTAATTCTTCTAAACTACTGATACTTTTATTTTCTATTTCTTTTAGCCAATCTTTCAATTTTTCAGTATTTCCACCACAATATTTTATTATTTTATTTACAGTATTCTTATTTTTTATAATGTCCGTTTCAAAATACATATAGCTACTTCCTCCTTATATTAAAAGAAACATTTTAATGTCTCCTAGACTTTTTCCTCTCATTAAACCTTCTATCCATCTTGAAATTTTCAACTTCATAATATAAAACCTTTATTCTTCTCTGCTGTTCTTTAAGAAATTTAGTAATAAATTCTTCTTTGGTCATAACACTTACCTCCAAAGAGAGGGCTAAGCCTCTCTTATTCATATAATACTATTTGTTTTTCATATAATGTTTTTTGAACATCAATTATCCTTTGATTTGACGAACCTTTAAAAATCAACTCTAAAGATTTTTTATCTTCTTCAAATTTTCCATCCACAAGAACATCTATTAATTTTAACAATTCTAGCTTTTCATTGTCTGTTATGAGTTCCTCAAACTTAAAACCTGTATAACACCATATTGTTTTGTTTGTATTCTTTTTAATTAATTTAGCTAAATGAACAAATCCTTGCAGTTGTAGAAGTGGGTCTCCTCCTGAAAATGTTACATCTGAAAATTTATTTGAAATGATTTCCTTATAAATATCTAATACTTTAGTTAAAGTTCCATTTTTTATATCCCAAGATTGAGGATTGTGGCAGCCTCTACACATATGATTACATCCAGAACAATAAATAGATGTTCTAAACCCTTCTCCATCAACAATTGTGTCATGTTTTATATCTAAAATATAAATATAGTCTTTATCCATGTGTGACTCTATCCTTTAACTCAGCTAATTTTGCATTATTCCAGCTATCCGTAGTTCCAACTAAATAACCTGTAATTCTTTGGATAATATTTATACTATTGCTGCCACATTTAGGACATTCTTTTAACTCTGAATCTGCGTTTTCAAAACCACAATTCATACATCTACTTCTTGTATGATTTACAGAACCATATCCCATATTGTACTTTTTCATTAAATCCACAACTTTCATTATAGCTTTAGGATTATGTGTTGCATCCCCATCTAATTCAACATAAAATATGTGGCCACCACCTTCTAATTCATGGTAAGGTGCTTCTATTTTCGCTTTATGTTCAACATTGCAGTTATACCAAACTGGAACATGAGAACTATTAGTATAATAATCTTTGTCTGTAATATTTTTTATTTCTCCAAATATTTTTTTATCTTTTTGAGTAAATTTTCCAGAAAGACCTTCTGCGGGTGTGCCTAATACAGAATAATTGAGGTTATATTTCTTTTTATATTTTTCTACTTTAGACTTTAGAAGTGATATGATTTCTAAACCTAATTTTTGTGCCTTTTCGCTTTCACCATGATGTTCACCTATAAGAGCTATTAAACATTCTGCTAGACCTATAAATCCTACCCCAAGTGTTCCATGCTTTAAAACTTCGCTTACATCATCATTTGGATTTAAATTTTCTGAGTTTTTCCATAACCCACTCATTAATAGTGGAAACTGTTTTGCTTTAGCAGTACATTGAAATAAGTATCTATCATATAATTGTCTTGCTACTACATCTGAATATTTATCAAGAAGAAAAATAAACTCTGCAACTCTATTAGCTTCATTATTTGGATATTTTTCTTTAGCCTCTAATGCCATTTTTACTAAATTAAGAGTCGTAAAAGATAGATTTCCTCTTCCTATACTTGTTTTTTCTCCATGCAAATCTTCAAATACCCTTGTACGACACCCCATTGTTGCTACTTCATAAATATATCTGTTTGGGTCGCACATTTTCCATTTTACATGCTTATTGAAGGTTGCATCTAAATTTAAAAAATTAGGGAAAAATCTTTTAGCTGATACTTTACATGCTAATTCATATAAGTCATAATTTCTATCAGTAGGATTATAGTTCACACCTTCTTTCACTTTCCAGATTTGAATTGGGAAAATTGGTGTTTCTCCATTTCCGACTCCTTCATAAGTAGATTTTAGTATTTCTCTTATTATACATCTACCTTCTGCTGAAGTATCTGTACCATAATTTATAGAACTAAACACGACCTGATTTCCACCCCTTGAATGAATTGTGTTCATATTATGTATAAATGACTCCATTGATTGATGAACTCTCCATACAGTTCTGTTTATAGCATGTTGAACATTTCTTTTTTCGCTGTCTAATTCTTTTAAGTCCTTAATTATATAATCCTCTATTTCTATATTGTATAAATGAGATAAATCAATATCATCCTTTATTTCTATATTTTTTATTTCTTCTATAAATGTTTTTCTTACACTCTGAGCATTATAAAAATCAAAAGCTGGTATCGCCTGTCCTCCATGCATTTCATTTTGTACAGTCTCTAAACTAATACATCCTAATATACTTGAAGTCTCTATTCTTTTAGTAGGTCTACTAGAGCCATGTCCCGCTCTAAAACCATTATTAAAAATTTTATCTAAAGGATGTTGGATACAAGTCAATGATTTCGTAGGATAATAGTCTTTATCATGTATATGTATATAATTATCCATCATTGCTTCTTTTGCTTCTTCAGATAAAAGTACATGGTCAGTAAAAGTTTTAGTAGTTTCACTTGCAAACTTCATCATCATACCTGCTGGAGTATCTGCGTTCATATTTGCATTTTCTTTAGTTATATCATTACTTTCAGTATTTACAATAGACATATAATCATTATAAGTTTTTCTTCCTCTTGCTATATTTCTTTTCTCTCTGTATGTTATATATTCTTTAGCGACATCTTTCTTTTTACTAGCCATTAAGCTAAATTCGATTATATCTTGTATATCTTCTATATGCATTTTTTCACATGGTTTATTTTTTATTTTTTTAGCTATTAGTGTTGCTAATTCTCTATCAAATACTTCACTTTTTCCTTTGTTCCTTAATGATAAAAAGCTTTTTTCTATTGCATTTATTATTTTCTTTTCATCAAAGGGAACTATCCTCCCATCTCTTTTAACAACATTCTTCATTAAATCACTCCTTTTATTTAAAATCTTTTTTCTTATTAAAAGTTCAATATTTATTTCTATTACCTAACTATTAATAGACTATTATTTATTATTTTAATAACTGTAATTAAATTTTTATTTGTTATATCTGTTTTAGTTATTGTCAAACCTTTCGATACAGTCAAAACATCTTTATCACAATCCCTGCTAATTAAAATTTGTGTATTGTCTATACTTTTGAAAAATTGTCTACCATCACAATTGAAACCACATTCCCTCAAATAAGAGTCTATTTCTGTATTAACAATAGGTTTATAATTTTTCATACACTTATCTTTAAATACCTTTTTAACTCTTTCTTTTTCTTTGGCAATTGTGTTTTCATATAATATATCATCTACTTTTTGAAATGCTATATCTTCTATATATTCTATATATTCTTCACAAGTACTTATATACCTAATGAATAGAGCTAATCTTTTTACACCATTTACAGAAACTATAAGACTATCTCCTTTTTCTAACTTTTTCATTTCAGTTCTAAATATCATTTCCTCTCCATCTACACTTGCTATTATTATTTTGTCAGTCATCTCATTGCCCCCCTTTTTAACTTCTCTGTTCTCAATATATTTTTATTATATCATATAACCTCTATGTTCTCAATAGTTTTTTGTAAAAAACACAAAATTTATTAGATAATTAAACCTGGCATTATTTTGTCTACAGTCTTATATGTTATTCCTAATTTAATTGATTTTGTAGCTAAGTTAAAAATAAAATCTTTTAATTTTTCATCTTTACTGGCAAATACTTGTATTGTTTTTACATCTATATTTCTGCCAGTATTATTCTTAATTAAATAGTCAAGCATATCATATATGTTCTCTAATTCATTATGACTAGTATTATTTAGATTCTTACATATTTTATTCTTAGATATTCCAGTGAGAATATTTGAATCTAGCAGAAATTGTAAACATTCAACAAACATTCTATTATTTTTATATTTTTCTAATATTCTCTCTTTTTCTTTTCTACTAGATGTAGATGCTAAACTATCAAATATTTTTTTTACTTCTAAAAGCTCTTTCATTAAAAACCTCCTTGTACCTACTAGGTAAAATCACATTAAAACATTTGTTTTAATTACTTTTCTATATATTCATGTGCTTTAAATTCACTAAATTTGCCATCTTCTTGTTTAATAAATTTATATATATCTATTGATAATAAGTTAGAATTAACTTTACTTATTGATATATGACGCATATCCTTAATTCCTACCAAGACATTCCTCCCATTATTCCTTCCATATTGAAATCCTATTTTCAATAAATAAAAATCTACCTCCTTACTAATAATTGGTGTTTCAAATTTATCCCATTTTTCTATATCCTCCTGAATATTCATATGGTCATTTATCCTATTAGTAATTTTTTCTATATTCCATCTTTTTGTTTTTCTTTCTTTTATTTTTTTTAATTTATTTATATTCAAACTAATCCCTCCTTATGTAGTAAATCGTGTATCATTGACTATTTAGTGTCTTATAATTTACATTTGCTCTACTGAACTTTCATGTAAAAATGCCCATTCATCTCTAATAAAAATTCTCCTTCTAAGATTTTCTTTATATTCATCTTCTAAATCAACAGTATTATTCATATTTTCAATTCTATTATTAAAATATAACAATAGATATTCTGTTTGATATACATCTAATATATCTTGAAATTCTATATTTTGTATATCTTCTAAAGACGTATCTTTACATATATAAGCTAAATTATATATAAATTCCATAGTCGCTATAAAGGTTTCATATTTTAATGTCCCTCTAAACATCCTAAACTCTATTGTTTTACCATGTTGTAAATTAACCACATTATATTTAGATACACAACTACCTTTTGCTTTAATTAGAAGTTCAAACATACTTTCATTATCTTTAATGCCAAATCTTTTAGAATATTGGTTTGAATTTCTTCTAGCTATTACTTTTACATACTCCCAATATTTTTCTATTAAATATAAAATCTTTGTAATGCATAAATCTTGTATAGTTAAGTCCTTGCTAAAAAAATCTCTATTAATGTGTATATGATAACCACAAGTTGATGTATCATGAGATTTATATCCCTTTTCTTTTAGTTCTTCAAATAAATCTTTATATTCTAATTTTTTATGATATTTTAGAGTACAAGGATGAGTTACTATTTCTAATCCATTATTTAAGCTTCCATCACTAACTATATAACAATTTTTTTCTCCTAAAAATTCCTGAATAAACTTTGCATTTTCTTCACTTTTACCACCATTATCTACTTCTAATTCTATTCCCAAATATAGACTCTCATCATTTGTAATATTATTAAAATTAAATTCATCAGGAATATAATAATGCGGATTCAAATATTTTCTTGTCACATCTCCTATTTTAACTTTTTTTATTGGAGTAAATTGAGCAAAAAAATCTCCCATATTCCATTGTGTAAATTCATTTGCCAAACCTCTAAGTTCATTATTAAATTGGTCAATAATTGTAGGATTGGAAGTGTGTGGGATGTTTCCAGGAATCCAATCAGCTAGGCATATATTTCTGGAGTCTTCACTTCTCCACCTTTCATTTTGCAATCCACTTAAATCTTCTATTCTATATCTATTAAATGTTGGCACATTTACACCTCTTCAAATCTGTATTTTTGAGTATAATTAGGATATTTTTCTTTATCAATTTTAGATAAAAATAGCTCTAATGGTCTCGCATAAGCTCCAGTTCCATCATATAAGGTTTTATATATTACTAAATTCGTATTACTTTTATTTTTATGATGATAAAAGTTGCCTTTATTATCTTTATATATAATCATATCCTCATTTGTTTCTGTATGACGAGAACCAAATCTATAATCAAATATATCTAATCTATCCAGACAACCTAATCCTTTAAAGATATTTTCAAGTTCACTATCATCAACAGGTATACTAATTCCCATGACTGTATAAAAATTACCTTTAAAATGCTTGTATATTGCTGGATATTTTAATTTTCTTTCTAAATCAATCTTTTCTTTGTTTTTTTCAATGATTCTTTTTACCATGTCATATATACCAAATGATTCTATGTCTACATAAACACATCCACTTTCAAGATAACTTCCATAATTAGCAAATTCACAATTAGTACATGCTCCTGACTCTTTACATTTATACTTTTCCATCATTTCATCACAATGTTTCTCCATTTTAGATAAAATATTATTTAATTCTAACAATAAATTATATTTAACCATTATTAATCCTCCTCATACAATGAATACCATAAGATGTTATGGTATTCATCACATTCTTTACAGTTACCACAACAATCTGTATATTCTTCTTTGTCCACTATGCTATACTCCTTTATTTTTAGTTTAAATTACTTTTATTCCAGTTATTTCTTTAAAAATATCCCTATCAAAGTTAGGTATTTCCATAATAACTTTCTTTTCTTCATCAGTTAAACTATTCCACATATTCTTGCACATCTCCTCAAATGTAAACACCTTTAAATATCCTCCAACAGTTTCATATTTTGGATTATTTTTCTTTTCTTCTTCTGACATATTTTTAGCATAAACCCACTCCATTAAATTGCTATTCTTTATTAAAATATGTCTTGCTTTACTATTCATCCAATCCTCATATGTTAAATCAGTTTCTTTATTAAACATCCTGATTTTTGGAACATCTGTACAAAATACCCCTGAATTATAATCTCCTATGTTCCAATCTCCTGAGTTACAATTCCCTATATTATAATTTCCTGTATTACCATATCCTGTATTACCATTTCCTACATTATAATCTCCTGTATTATAATCTCCTGCATTATAAGCTCCTGTATTACCATATCCTGTATTACCATTTCCTACATTATAATCTCCTGTATTATAATCTCCTGCATTATAAGCTCCTGTATTACCATATCCTGTATTGTTATGTCCTATATTTACAATATTTAATAATTCATCCCATTTAATTTCTTCCACTATTGTAATTTTATTTGTAACAGATTTATCACCAAATGTCTTAGTTAATCCTATTGCTTCAATTTTAGCAACTTTATTTTTATTATCAAAAGGATAATAATTAAAACAATCAATTGCTTTTTGACAGAAATGAAAACCAGCTTCACATACTTCTATATCTCCAATATGATTATAAGTTTTACCTACTTCATATTTAAAATTTCTGCAAGTCCAATCTGGATTAAATACCTTATAACCTTCTATAATTGTTTCTAAATTATCTTTATTCACATTAAATCCCCCTTCATAAATAATTAAAATCATTGTTTTAACTTAATCTTCAACCTCATACCAATTCCAATCTATAAAATTTTCAAAAACATAATCCCATGCAATTTTATCTATATAATCCTCTCTCTTCATCAGACATATCTTTTAAATCATCATCATCTATTTCAAACTCCAGCTTACAGTCTGAACCAATTTTATTAGTTTTAACATGTACATTTATTTTCATATTCTAAAATTCTCCTACTTAAGCTAAATTTTATTCCAAATCAAAATTTTTACACTGCAAAATCTCTTTATTATCTTCTAAGCAAATAGACTTAAATTCAATTTCTTTATCTTTAGAGTTACAATATCCCTCATAATTATTTGAACATGCTAAAAGCTCACACTTTACACAATACTCATTGACTTTCATATTAGGATGATAAACAGGAGTTGAACCAGCTACAATTTGTCCACAATATTTACACACCCAAATCTTACAAGTATGCTGCTGACTTTTTGTTGTAATCAAATAACAATCTTTTATCCTTGAAAACTTATGTCTGCATATACATCTAAAACCTTTAATAAACATCACTCCTTTATATACTCATTATTCTTGTCATACTGTTGTCATCATTGAAAATACTAGTTTTAATTAACAACATTTTTTAGTTCTATTTCTTCTATATCTCTAACAGCAAACCAATATGGTTTATATTTAAAGTCATCTATCCATTTTTTAAATACTTCGCTTATTCTACTCTCTAGTATCAATATGTCTTCAGCACGTATATTTTCAAACCAATCTTCTCCATATTCTCCGTATTCGTCATCAATTCTATTTTGAATACATTCTAAAGCATCTTTTGCATCTATGTCGGGAATATCAGCTTCTTCTTTTTTTCCAATATAAACCCATCGTTTAATTTCTCCGAGCCTCTTAAGTTCTTCCTTAGCTGCCTCGACAGCTTCTTCTTTACTTTCGTATTCATCACTTCTAAAACATTCATCATCCCAACTATATAACCAAACATCTTTCATATAAATTCCTCCTCTACTTATTTTTCTTATATACCTCTTAAAGTAACTCTATATTTACATCTCTATCTCTAAAAAATAATTCTCTAATTATCTTTTTATTTTTATACTCAACATCTAACATTTCATAACATTTATTACATAGTTCTATGCTTACTTTATCCCATCCCTCTTTTAATTCATCTCCACATCTGACACACACCTTATTTTCTTCACAAAGTATAAGAAACTTTTTTTCCTCTCTATCATTCGCATTTCCAGTTAAAAATACTTCATTTTTATTAAATTCAAATTCTAAATTTTTACCATAAAGACGTCCAATTCCAAAATCACTAAAACCATTCAACATTCTATTTGGTGCATCTTCGATACCTAAAATATTGATGCCTCTTCCTCTTACAGCTCTAAAATCCCTATTCTCTGTTAAATCAACATTACTTTTCATTTTTAAATACTCTATTTTTTATTTTTTTAAATATATTTAATTTAGGTGGTTCTACACTAGAGTTTTTTGTAGTAGGTAATGGCTTTATATTGGCAAGTTGCTTATATGTATCATTATTTTTTTCTAAAGAATCTAATTCTTTTTTTAACTCATCTAATGATTTAGGTGTAATTATATGTTTTAATATGTCTTGTCTTCCTTTTTTCTTATAATCATTTATCATTTTCTCTAATGTTAAATCACAATACTCATCCTCCCAATCTCCAAGATAATAAAATCTATCTACAATAGCTCTGCTTTTCTCATCTGAAAAAACACCAAATAATATTGGGTCTTTATCTCTTCTCTCTTTGCTTATCTCCTTTGTAATTTTACCTGTATAATCAGTAAACAAAACATACATTTTATCAAATATATCTTTTGTTTTTTCTATTATTTCTACTATTTCATCTGGTACTTCTCTTTCATAATTTTCAAGTTCTATTATTTTTACTGTATTTTTAGATATATCATCAATATACTTTTCTATATCTTCTTTATACACAAATGTATCTATTCCCAGCTCTATTACATTTCTTTCTTTTTCAATACATTCAAGTAAAAACATTAATTTCTTAGCACCCTTTTTTTGACCAGTTACAATATATTTGTTTAAAAGAATCAAAGAGTTTTCATATATTATATCAAGCTTTTCATTTGTATTTTTTTGCTTTCTATTTTTAATATCTTCAAAATAATCTCTAGGTGTTAATTCTATATTCTCCATATTTAATTCCCTCCTAATTTTACAACTTAACGTTCTCTACAGTACCTAAATCAATAACTTCATATTTTACATAACCGTAGTTATTTTCAACATATTCTTCTATAACTTCATCATCAGTAGGATTATTAGGTCTATTAATATCTTGGACAATATCAATCTGAATACTGTCATGTTCAGAAAAATATATTATATACCTATTTACTTTTTCATTTGTCCATCTTTCCATTTCAATCCAAAATTCATCTATATTCATTGATTTCCATTTTTTACTTTCATAAAATTCACATTTTCTATTCTCTTTATACACTTCTTTTTCTTTCTTATTGCATATACCACTCTCTTCTATCTTGTTTTTTTCAAAGTAAAAACAATCTTTACACCTGCTCATTTCATTACACCTTCATTCATTTTTTATTTCACTGAATAATTTTATTTAACTACTCAAAAATCTCTACATATTTAAATGGTATATACTCACATAACCAAACATTGTTTTCAGATAAGTAAAACTTATAACCATTTTCATACATTTTGCCTGTATTAATTTTTAAAATTACAGGCGTACCATGTCTTTTACCAACTTTAACAGCAATATCTATATCCCTTGATAAATGTACATACAGTCTACTTTGTTTAATAATACCTTCATTTTTAATATTGTCTAAAAATCTAGTAGCTGTTCCATGATAAAGATATTTTGGTGGTTCTAATTCCCTCAATTCCACATTAACATTAATTGAATGTCCTTGATTTGCTCTAATCTTGCTTCTATCATCATTAAAACTGTACCTTTGCTTATTATCTTCTTTAACTATTTGCTCAAGGATTTCTATATTAATATTTCTACCAGTATTATTTATTTTTTCAATCAATTCATTAACATCTGCATATCCATAGTCATCTAATTTAATTCCAATAGTTTCTGGTTTATGTCTTAATATTAAACTTATAAAAATAGATAACTTATCTTTTTTACTCATTGACTTCACCTCATCTTCTTTAGCTAATATTTCAGCACTATCTATACATCTCCCCGCAGCTTTTACATTGATACATAGTACCTAAATGTGTATTAAGTTCATATATATCTCCACCACAGTCACATTTTTTAATTCTTATTGGATTTTTCTTCATTTTTAATCACTCCTTTTCTATTAAAATCTTGATTTTAACTTCATTATTCTTATTAATATTTAATATATTTACCTTTGCATTCTACAATTAACCCTTCACTATTCCTATCGTTAATCCAACTTAATTTACATATCTTATTAACCTTAAAACATTTCTCTTCATTAGTTAAACATGTAGTACATTTGATTATCTTTCCTAGTGTTGGTAATGGTTCTCCCATTTTCACCCTAATTATCATTTCATCCATTTTCTTCTCCTATTCAATACTAAGATTATATTTTTCGATTACATCTTTATTTTCATAAAAATTACCTATGATTTCTAATTTCCTATCTTTTGAAAATGTTTCACTTAAATTAAAAGTATATTTTCCACCTATGCTTTCAAATGTAACTGTTGCTCCTTTTTGGCAAAGATAAATTTACTAAACATACTTTCCAAACACCATCAAAGATAAATTTAACAATATCATATTGAAATATCTTTTTTTCAAAACAATCTTTTAGCCCTATGTATTGCATTATTTTCAAATCTTCTACTCTTGGTATACAAATATCGTTATAGTATTGTTCAGAATATCCACTTTTTATAAACATCTCTTCTGTTAGTAATCTTAATTCTTCTCCATGTATCATTCTAAATCCATTCCAAATTCTGAAATCTAACTCCACTTAACCAGCTCCTTTGTTTTATTCTTCTGTCGTATCTAACAATCTTGTAACTTTTTTTACAGACCAATCACATGGAAGTAAACCCTTGTCTACTAATTCATATAGCATACAATTATGTTCATCAAGATTTTTCATATATCCAAGAGGACAATTTTTGCAATGTTTAGATATTATACAAATATATTTAATAATATTTAAAGCACTTAAAGTTTTCTCTATATCTTTTTCTGTTAATTCAGTTTGATTTTCCATATGTACCTCCCTATAATTTTTCTAACATCTTACAATTTTTCTTATTACATTTACCTCCACAACCACATTTTTCAATATTTCTAAACCAGCCTTTGTGTATTTTTCTTTCAGCACAAAGCTTTTTTATTAAGTTAAAATGATATTCTTCCATCTAATCACCTATTTTTTATTTTTTTGAATCTGCTTTTTCCTTGATTTTCTTTTTGTTTATATTTAGATTCATATTTTTTTAACTCTTCTTCAATTTCATATAATGTATTACAAAAGGCAAAGTATTTATTTAGTTCATATTTAACCAACCTTCTCTTAACTAAAGTGTTTTTTAATTCTTTAATGGTATCAATCTTATCATTTAAAGAAGCTGTGTCTAAATTCATTTCTTCTATTACATGTAATACTTCTTCCTTTTTCTTATCACAAAGACTTAGTTCATCTGATATATTTTGTTTATGTTCTTTAAACAATTTTATTAAATTTTTAATATCTAAATATTTCTTTTCAAAACCATCAGCTTTAATTTCTTTCACATATAAATCTTGGTGCGCTACATATGAATGAAGTTTTATAATACATGGAACATACTTAAATTCTTCTTTAAGTTCTCTGTACTTATCTAAAGCATCGCTATATTTCTCAAACCCAAATTGTGTATTTCCATATTTCAAGTCAATTTTAGTTACATAATTATAATTCATTTCAATCACCATGTTTAGTAATATTATATTTCTATGAGAGCTTCTTGAAATTTTAAATTAAATACATAAGTTATTAATTTTTTGTCGTTTTTATAATTTAAATATTCATTTATAGAAGCATCATAAGCATCCAGCTTACTATATCTATGTGTATACCATCCTTGAAACTTGAGGTAGTCTTGTTCTGTCAAATACTCACTTGCTAGATTTAATAGACTACCTCTTTTATTTAGTATTTGTTTTATCATTTAATCACCTATCTTTTATATTTTTAAATATCTACTTTTCAAGGTACATTTTAACTTCTTGATTTAACTTATTTTTTTAATGTTCTCTACAAATTCTATTAACCATTTTCTACCTATCTCAGTCCATTTAAGCTGCGTATCATGTTCTGTTATTTTAAAATCTGCATATTCAGGTATCAACCATAAATAATTTTTATATGGTTTCCAACATTTTATTCGCCCATTTATTCTTTCTGGATATATAATTCTGTTTAAATGTAGTAATTTATTTAATGCTTGTGCTGTCATTCCTAAATCTTTCGCAATATCTGTTGTCGTAACTAATTTGTCAGGATTTAATACTTTATCATGATATTCTACTTTAGGTTGTTGAACTTGAATTGTTTCTTTAAGTAATAATCTTTCTTTTTCTTCTTCTATCCATCTTTTAGCTCTTTCAATAGAATCTTGAATCATATAACTATCTGTAAGCTGTTCTCTCATATTGAAATATTCATCCATTATTTTATCGTGTATTTCCCAAGCTAAATCAGTATCCATTATCTTAATTAGTTTTGAGTAACCTCTTTCAGATAATAAAAATATATTATCAGCTTGAGTTATAGATTGCTTGGAATAACCTAATTCTATCAACGTGTGCGTCTCATGCACACGTTTCAAATCTATATAATCAATATTATTTTTAAACCTTTTTAAATTATCAGATATTCTCCTTCTTATATCAGCATTTCTCATATTATGTATTTCAGATATAGTTTTGTCTGTCATACATTTTTTACTTTCTCCAAATCCTCCTTCTATAATAGGAATTTCTAAATCTATAAATTTTTGTTTTCCCTTGATTCTTAAATTATTCAATTCAAATCCTCTCCTTAATCATTTCATTTTTTAATTATAATTCTCATTGTCTTCAATATTTAAAGCATCTTCTATTTTTTTAATAGTCTTAGCAAGATTAAGAATTTCTAATTGATTATTTACTGATAAATTTAAAAATGTATTCTTCATTTCAGTTGTGATTATATCTTCCATTACATCACCTCTCAACTTCATTTGTAATTTAATTATAATTACAAATGAAGTTAAAGTCAATACTTTTATATTTTATTTGTAATATTATTTTTTATATTTTAATTGCATTTGTAATATTATTGTGATATTATTTAATTACAAAATAAGTGAAAGGGGCAAACATGTGTATACTAGAGTAAAACAAATCAGAGAAAAATTGAAACTTAATCAAGCAGAATTTGCAAAAAAGATAGGCTTAAGTCAATCAACATTAGCAATGATAGAAGTTAATAAAAGAACTTTCAGTGACAAACATATAAAATTAATTTGTTCTGAATTTGGTGTCAGTGAAAATTGGTTAAGAACAGGAGAGGGAGATATGTTTGCTTCCTCTCCATACGAAAAAGAATTTCTTAACATTTTTGACTCTTTAACTTCTGATACAAAAGAATACCTTTTATTAATGGCAAAAGAGTTGCTTAAAACTCAAAATAAGTTACTGAATTCTAAAAAATAATTTATAAAAGAGTAGCTAAGCTACTCTTTTATAAAAAAGAAACTAAGTATATCCATGTTTTAAATAAATGAAGAAGTGCAATTATAAAATTTGTTAATTTATGGTTGCACTTTTTATTTGTGTGAATATTCAGTTTTCAATGTACGTATGTATACTTATCTAATTTTATTAACTAAAATATATTCATATTCAAGCGATGTTTTAACAGAACCTTTTAACTCTCCAAATTTCTGTTTATCTATTTTTTTTATTTTTAAAAACATTTTCCCTAATAACTCAAGCTCTTTTTGATTCATCTTTTTTTTATGCAAATATTATCACTCCTTTTTATGTCTTTGACATTCCATATTTAAATTATATTATGTCATTAGCATATTGTCAACAGGTAATATGTTTTTGACATATTTTATATCAATTTTATTGCAAAGACATATTTTATATGATAATATATTTTAAAGAGGGAGGTGATAATATTGAATAAAAGATTGAAAACTTTAAGAAAAGAATTAGGGCTGAATCAAACACAGATGGGAAATAAATTATTTCTATCTCAAGACCACATTTCCTCTCTAGAAACAGGTAGGAGAGATTTAACAGATAGAATAATCAATGATATATGCAAAGAATTTAATGTAAACGAAAATTGGTTAAGAACAGGAGAAGGGGATATATTTCAAGACCCAACTTTAGATATGGATTTTGATGATGATATTAAAGAAATGTTAAGAATGATAAGTAAATTAAGTCCAGAAGCACAAAAAAGATTATACAATGTAGCTGAGGTTTTTTTAGAGGAAGAAAATAAGAAGTAAAAAGAGGATGTTATGCTCCTCTTTTTTTATTTTCATATTTCTCAACTTCAGATTTATAATTTGTAAATTTATCTTTATTATTCCTTTTTAATTCTGACAGCATATTACCTAGCTTCATTAATTTTTCTTTGTTAATTTTTCCTTCTGACATAAACTTTCCCCCTTAGAAAAATAAAGTATACCTATTATAAATACTTCCCCTTTACACTTAATTAATTACATTGTAACATACATTCTATCCAAGTAGTTCTTCCATTTTTTACCAGTTATCGACATATTTTTGTAATTTTCAAACTATTTATTATTAATAATATTTATCTTAATTTTATATTTAACTTTATAGTATAAGACATAAAAAATAGATAGAAATATAAACAATTAACCGTTTTGCAAACATATGTTCTTGTTATGTGTACAAGATATATACCAATTATTTTTAGCACATTATTATTATAACTCTTTTTGTTCGATATTTCAAGAACATATATTCGATATTATTTATC